TGGTAATGATGCAATGAATAAACTTCGTAAAGAAACGATGTTTATCAATATGTTGGAGTCTTTTCATCCAGGAGAGGCTGAAGTGTTGTGCCTTGTAAAGGATAAGAAGTTACAAACTAAATATAACATTACCAAAGAACTTGTTTCCGAGGCGTATCCTGATATTCAATGGGGGAATCGTTCCTGAGATGGGTAAAGGTATTAATATTATTCATGTGAATTGTGACCCATCTGTAGCTAAAGATATTTCTCTTCCAAGAGATTCCTATCTGGTAACTTATGGGGATGACAATGAAGAACGATTTGATGTCGTTCAAGGACTCCAAAGTGATATTTTTGATCACTATTGGGACAAATATCGTGATTTTAGAGGAATGAAATGGACAGAGGGAAAAGCGAACCCAAAGATGTGGAACTATCAACCACCAGAGAAGAAAAAGAAAAAGTAATCTCTGGTGATATGAACATCGAGATGAATCTTGATGCAATTAAAGATGTGAAAAAGCAGTACAAAAAAATCAAAAGGTATATGCGATCTTCTATTTTCACTGTAGCCATGATGGATGGAAACGAAAAAATTGTAAACCGTTTACTAAAGGACCAGGAGGATAATCCTACATAAATGGGAAAACACTATCTTCTTAACTTATTTGGATGCTCATTCGCTCATTTGAACGATGAGCATTTTCTTATGGATCTTTTAGAAAACGCAGCTGCAGCAAGTGGTGCAACTGTATGTCAAACTATCTTTAAAAAATTTGATCCACAAGGAGTTACGGTATTGTGTTTGTTATCCGAAAGTCACATAAGTATTCATACATGGCCAGAATCTGGTAAAGCCGCATGTGATGTGTATACTTGTGGAGATTGTAATCCAAAAATTGGGTGTGATATAATCATTCAACAACTAAATGCAACAAATCATACCCTAAGTTATATTGAAAGGTGATATAATTAGATTCTAAATAATCCTATATGGAGATTACCCATGCTCTCTACACAATATCGCCTGCGCTTAGAAGGCATCTGCAGAAAAATTGTCTTAGGTGAAGCGGTAGGTTTAGAAGAAATGATCTGGGCAGAGAAGTTAGCAAAAGCTAATCGCACTGCTGGCACCATGCTACGTCAAGCAAGACGCAAAGCAGAAAACCCAGACATGCAAGATGGTGATATGGATGACTTTTTAAATCAACTTGATATCGGTGGTTTAGGTCATGAACGCTTTGGTAAACGTGGTTTTGATAGTATTGATGATATGGTTGACTGGTGGACTGATGGTAGAGATAAACCAGATGACTGGAGGCAACGTGACTGATGACTTACGAAGAGTTTGTTAATAAAAGTTCAGAACATTATATGGATATGGTGCGATTGATTGATATTAAACAAAAACATCGTATGAAACTCACCGAAGAAGAAAAAGAAATACATGCACATATCATGGAGTTTCAACAACAAACGAAGCTAAATGAGTTAAGAGATAAGTTTGAAAAGTGTTTTGAAATAGAAGAATGAAACACACTATAATACTTTCACTTTGTTTTCTGCCACTTGCGATAATCTATGTTATAATGAAAGTATCTGTCTGGTTGTCCTCTAGCGTATCAGAAGTCAATTATGTCCGAGAAGATTCCAAACGAGAACACGGACCCTACGTGGAAGACCCATATGGAGATTCTGATGAAGAGAATGAAACAAACTGAGATTGCGGAGAAAATAGATAAAGCCTTGTTTGAATGGTATTTTGAGAGAGGGATGGAAGTGCCAGATTGGAAAACCCAAAAAGATCCTCAATGGTGGAAAGATTACTTAAAAGAACTTGAAGAAGAGTAGGTATAAATTTTTGTTAAGGTTTCCTGACAAAGTGTATAGATAATAGTATAATATATGAGGTGATACAAATGAACGAAAACTCCTTTATTATGAGATTCTTTGTGCGTGGAGGTTATTATGCACAATCTTATTTCTTACAATCAAATGGCTGAATGGAAACATTTTGAAGAAACTGTAGATAAATGTAATGATGAATTAGATTTGGTCAATGATTATTTTAATTGTTTAATTGAGTGTGATGATGACCAACAAACATGTAAACGAATATGTAAAAATATTCTTGTTTATTAATATTGATTAATCTAGAGAGGGAGAAATCCCTCTCTTTTTGCTTGACACCATAAAGTAAATCCTCTATAATCGCATTATATAATCACCCTTATCATGGATTACAAACCCTATTCCCCAGAATGGAATCGTAAAAGATACCTTCGGGAAGCCCTTGAAACTTACTTCAATGATTACGTTGACGTTGAAGTAATTTACAATGATCTCATGGATATTCTGCATGAAAGATCTGAACAAGCATATGCAGAATTTAGTCGCATAAATGAATTAGAAGCCAAAATAAACAGTGTCACATAATCATAACTATGAATCTATGCCAAACTGGGTAATATGGACAGGCATAGGTCTCATGGTGTTTACAGTTTTTTGTTTTGTTTTAATGACCTTTGGAATGATTTATGGAGGTTAAGTTAGGTAAATTTGTAACATAAGTTACAGAATAACTTGCCTAGATAGTAAGAATAGGAGTATACTAATCTCCTAACGTTCATCCTATGACTAAAGCACTTTTGCTTTTGGCATGGGTTCCACTTCTTTCTGTTTCAACGCCACAACCCAAATCATACCCTGTGACTATAAGTTGTGACGCCGCGTGGGAACTAATGGACATCGTTAAAAACGACGATGTAGTAAATCAAAGAATGGAAGACCGATTGCTTTTAGAACTCCGAAAGGATGTTATCAAAAGGTGCTAAAAATTAAATAGGACGCAAGTAAGCCGACTCGGAACGGATCGTTCATCTATGGAAACCCTTATTATTCTTACCTGTTTTCAGGCAAACATTGTGATATCTGGGATGGGATCTTATCACGAACTTCCAATAAGTGTCAGACAAGATCTCATTCAACAAATTAAAGATGTTTCGCCTAAAACTTGTAGGTGGGATAACTTTCCATTAGACGCAAAAGCCGACTGAAGGAACGGGAATTAAAACCTCTCATTTCTTTAGGAGAAAACCAATGTCCAAAGTCGTTTATCGCGGTGTTGAGTATGATACTGAGAAGCGTATCTCTTATCAACAACAGATGATGCAACAACCCCAACAGTATAACGAAAACTATCGTGGTGTTCGTTTTGTAAAGGAGGGACATAAGTGATTCAGAAACTCAACTTCCTACAACTTATTAAAGAACAAAAACAAAAAGAAAATCGTCGTCATCAAGCACAACTAGCACAACTTGTTGGAGCAAAGTAATGGCACAAATTGTCCTTTCCATATCAGCTGGAATTGTTCTAACTACAATGTTACTATCCTTTTATATTCAGTGGCTTTATAAGTGATGGATTACCATTATCATCATGATGATATGGATAAGGATAGTAGACCACCCGCTTGTTATCAACTAACTTATAGGGGATGCAAGTATTGGTCTTGTTATCGTATACATTTAAGAGAATGGTTTGAAAAGATGATGTCTTTTCAGCCAATATTTAACAGGAAGGGTTGATCCCTTCCTTTTTTTGTGTTAAAATTAATAGAGAACACTTATGGTTATGGATAAAGAAAAACTCAAATTGATTGTAAAGAATCTGGAGTCTCTGGTAGAATGTCTCAAGTCTGAAGTATATTCGGATCCAGATTCTTACAGACAAGTAAGAGAAAATACAAATCACATCTCAGATTACGATGAGGTGTTTGATGACGACGGCTACCCAGATTGAGGAATTAAATGACTGTACGACTTATTTCTATTACCCCTGACGCAGAAAAGACCATGGCGTACATTGCCAGGGTCTCTAACCCCGCTAATCAAGAGAACGAGAACTATGCTCGTCTTCTTGCTTACTGCATCAAACACAACCACTGGAGTGTGTTTGAACAAGCTACAATGACTCTGGAAATTGAAACAACTCGCGGTATCGCAGCCCAGATTTTGCGTCATCGTTCATTCACTTTCCAAGAGTTTTCTCAACGATATGCTGATTCTTCTTTACTTGCGGAGACGATTCCAGTCCCAGAACTTCGTCGTCAAGATACCAAAAATCGTCAGAACTCTGTTGATGACTTGGATCCTGAGTTTGTAGAATTAGCTAATAAACAGATTGAAACCCACTTTGCTCAAGGTATGAGTCTTTATCAACACCTTCTTGATAGTGGTGTTGCAAAGGAATGTGCTCGTTTTATTCTCCCTCTTGCAACTCCAACTCGTATCTATATGACCGGTTCTTGCCGTTCTTGGATTCATTATATCAATCTCCGTTCCGCAAATGGAACTCAAAAAGAACACATGGATATCGCTCTTGATTGTAAGAGAGTGTTTACCGAACAATTCCCTTCAGTTGCAGAAGCTCTGGAGTGGTGATATATACCAATGTCGTCTAAGGAGATAACATGTACTACCAAACTAAAGCCGTATCAAAAGACGATGCTTGGACTACCTGCACAATCGTTGATACAACAGAAAACAATTATATTATAGAATATAATGAAGATGGTAAATTTTTGACAAAAGAAATTAGACCAGAAGAACTTCAAAAATTAGATTATTCAGAACTTGAAATCAGTCAATAAGATGTCCGTTTCTATTATAACTGCATGTAAAAACAGAGCTAAACCTTTGGCTATATCCATGGCTTCGTGGATGCAATTTGATGAGGTTGAAGAAATCATAGTAACTAATTGGAACTCCGATAAACCTATAGATCATCTAACTATATTGAGTGAAAAAGTAAAAATAATCAATGTAAAAGATGAACCTTACTTTAATCAACCTCAACCACTAAATTTAGCCGCATCTCTAGTTAAAACCGAACATCTTTTAAAATTAGATTGTGATCACATTCTAAATCCATATTTTAATTTTTTTGATCTACATCAACCAAATAATGATTCGTTTATATCTGGATCCAATAGTTTATTGAAAGGACTGGATTCTTATTTTTTACATCCCCTTTGGGGACTCTTATATGTAAACACTGAAATCTTTAGGAAAGTCGGTGGATATAACGAAAATATGGGTAAGTATTATGCAGTAGAAGATGACGAGTTAGCTGTAAGACTGATCTCATATGGTCTTAATCCAATATTGATAGATATTCAAAAATTAACAGCATTACATATTCCACATTCCAACAAAGATCGAGTAAAAAACTTTGAATCATTCGAAAGTATATCTAAAATTCTAAGTGAATTTGGTAAAGATTTCTTAGGAGATGATCTTTACACTTACATGGCAAAACTATGTAAAGATAAAAATCATAATGTTTATCCTACATCTGCTAGGATGATGGAAATCCTTGACTTACAAGAAAAAAACAAATATAGTAAAGAGGTAGAAATAGATGTAGAGTGGTATTCGGAACCAATCTATAAATGGGAAATAACCCAAGTAAATGATCAAATATATGAAGCGGTTAAAGTATGAGTGTTTCTATTATATCTGCATGTAAAAACAGAGGTGAGGCTTTAGCCGTATCCATAAGTTCATGGATTCAATTTGATGAAGTTGAAGAAATTATCGTCACGGATTGGAATTCCGATAAACCTGTATCGCATTTAACTCGATTGGATAGTAGGATTAAAGTTATTACCGTTCCATGGGAACCTTACTTCAATCAACCTCAACCACTAAACTTAGCTGCATCTCTAGTTAAGAGTGATTATATTTTAAAGTTGGATTCGGATACAGTTATGAATCCATATTACAACTTCTTTGATCACCATACCATTGACAATAATTCATTCTTGACTGGAACTGATGAGACATGGCACTTTACTCATGAAGAATTAGACCCAAAACATGTTTATCAAAAATACAAATATATAAAACCACTTTGGGGTACTATGTACATATCTAGAGAAAATTACTTCAAAGTTGGTGGATATAATGAAAATATGAATAAATTTGCTGCTTGGGAAGATACCGAAATATATGAAAGGTTACTAATTTTAGGCCTAGAACATATAAACATTAAATTTAACGAAAAAACCCTCTTCTCATTACCACATGAAACAAAAAAACGTGTGGAAAACTTTAAAGCGTATTGTGAAAACAAACATATAGAAGTTGCAATTAGAGATCACATTAAAAAATACAATAATATCGATAATGATAACGTTGTACACAGATTAATCCTAGAAAAACATAATAGAATCAATTACAAGAAATTTAAACTAAAAAAAGATAGTGACTATTATGTGGAACCTATAGTAAAATGGGACATACAACAAGACTCTGATCAACACTATACTGCATATAAAATTGCACAATAAATAAATCATATTGAAATTTATTACTTAAATGGCGACTTATCCTGTTATTAACAAGTCCACTGGAGAACAAAAAGAAGTGACGATGAGCGTTCACGAATGGTCTCAGTGGAAGATTGATAATCCAGATTGGGACAGAGATTGGAGCGATCCATCTACCTGTCCTAGTGCTGGTGAAGTAGGCGAGTGGAAAGACAAGCTCATATCCAGAAATCCAGGCTGGAATGATGTTCTTCACAAAGCCTCTAAAGCACCTGGTTCTAAAGTAAAGAAAATCTAATGCCAAGATCAAGAAAGACCTCTAACAGCAACATTGGAATTGGTATGAGCGCAAAGCAAATGCGTCGCAAAAAACCAATTAATTCGGATCTGATGGTGGATATTTCACCACTTACGGACAATCAACAGAAGTTTTTTGATGAGTATAAAAAAGGTAAAAATATTTTTGCCTATGGTGCTGCTGGTACAGGTAAAACTTTTGTAGGACTTTATCTTGCACTCAAGGATGTTCTAGATGAAAGAACTCTTTATGAGAAGGTTTACATTGTTCGTTCTCTTGTCTCCACTCGTGAGATTGGTTTTCTTCCTGGAGATCATGAAGACAAGGCTGCACTTTATCAGATTCCTTATAAGAACATGTGTAAGTACATGTTTGAACTTCCATCGGATGCAGACTTTGAAATGCTTTACGGAAATCTTAAAGCTCAAGAAACTATCTCATTCTGGTCCACATCATTCATTCGTGGCACTACACTAGATAATGCAATTGTTCTTGTTGATGAAATGCAAAACTTGAATTTCCATGAACTTGATAGTATAATTACACGTATCGGTGAAAATAGTAAGATTATGTTCTGTGGTGATGCCACTCAATCCGATCTTATTAAAACCCATGAAAAAAATGGGATTCTAGATTTTATGAAAATTATTCGTGCAATGGAATATGATTTTTCCACTGTAGAGTTTGGAGTTGATGATATTGTTCGTTCTGGACTTGTCAAAAACTATATTGTTACAAAGTTGGCTTTAGGTATGTAATGTTTGTTCATCTAGATTATTTAAAAGAAGAAGTTGATTTAGAAGCCCAAACCATTGAAGGGACACGTTTTTATCGTGTCCCTTCTGGTAGGTTGTATCCTTCCATCACTTCAGTTACCAGTTTTTATGGTAGACAAAAGTTTATTGAGTGGCGTAAGAGAGTTGGTGATGAAGAAGCCAATAAAATCACTAAAGTTGCTACAGAAAAAGGAACTAGATTTCATGATCTCGTTGAGAAGTATATGCTTAACGAGAATGTGGATGATTATAATCCCTTACCAACCACTAAGTTCCTATTTCTTGCAGCTAAACCATATCTAGATCGTATAAATAATATACATGCCTTAGAAAAGTCACTATACAGTGACTACTTGGGACTTGCGGGCAGAGTAGATTGCATCGCTGAGTACGAAGGAGAGCTCGCAGTTATTGACTTTAAGACTTCAAAGAAAATAAAACCTGAAGAATGGATTGAAAACTATTTTGTCCAGGAAACAGCATATGCTTGCATGTATTATGAAATGACTGGTATTCCAGTCAAAAAATTGATCACAATTATGGTCGCTGATAATGGAGAATGTTTTGTCTATGAAAAAAGAAACAAGGGTCACTATATTAAACTTCTTACCAAGTACATCCGAGAGTTCGTCGATCATCATACCGAAACCTATGCAGAACAACACTGAAGATGTAAATTCACTCATTAAAGAAAAATTTCTCTGTCAGTCTAAGTTTGCACAAGACATTGAACATCTTGTGATGAGTTCAAAAATCAATTATATTGAAGCCATCGTCACATATTGTGAAGAGAATGGTATTGAGTTTGAGTCTGTATCTAAACTTATTTCAAAACC